TGGCACAGTATATTGCTCATTTCTCTTGCTCCTGTAGTGCCTGTCTTGCTGTTTGTTCTGGGTACATAAGTTCTCCACTGGCGACAAGTTCCAGTGCGTATTCCAGCTCCGCGATGCGGGCATCCATCCTACGTACTTCTTGCTCGCGCTCGTAAATTGCCGACATGCACAGCACACAATCCTTTGTCGGCCATTGGTGCTTCTCACATACTATTTTTCCGTCGAAACTCTTTGTCATTCCCGCCCCCTCCTGCTTTTCTCTAAGCCCGCTTCCCATGCCAATTTAAGCTTTTCGTCATCCTTGAGTTTTTCTGCCCAAGTATCGTAGCCTAGCATTTCGGCGTGTTCCTCTTGAAGCCGCCCAAGTTGAGACTCCAGTTCCGTTATGCGTATATTTGCGGCGACTAGCGCCTCAGTTTCGGCATTTTGTAAACTACCCAGACCCGCCATGTATCGTTTCTCTCGCGGAGAATCGGGCAGCTCAAAGCCGCAATTCAAGCACTTGTCATGGGACATCTTTTTCACCCTTGCTCGTCAACAGAGTTTCCATCCTAGCAACCAACTGGTGCCACAGGGTGAAAATCTCCACAGGATGGCCTTTGCGCGTAAGTATCCAGCCCGTTGTTGCGGCCTCGACTGTAACCTTGTCGTATTTGTTACTCATCCACACCTCCCCAAAACTTACGCTCGGCGACGTTCATAACTCCATACATCGGGTCAGGCCCGTCGCCCTCGTAGTTCCATGCGTCATAAATTGCTTTTAATCGGGCTTCCAGCTCCGCGATGCGTGCCTCCGCTGCAACCAGCTTCTCTTTGGCAACAAAGCGGCCTTTGTAGATATTCCTCACTGGGTCACTCATTCCCTTCTCCTGTTGTTAGGTGGCAGCGTGGGGGAATCGAACCCTGCCCACTCTTGAGCGCCCAAGGCGACCATCCGCTGCCATAATTAGTCCCGGCTACTCTTACGCTTTCGCGGCCCGGGCACCGCGTCTGTCTATAGTGGCCTGCAAGTGCCACCTATAGGAGATACTTCGGGTGCGTCTACAGACGGCTGCACCAGACCGCTTCGGCTACCCCGGGCACTCCCAGAGACCCCCTGTGATGGGACCGAAGTCTTGGGTCGAACTGTCTAATTGCAGCAGGCCGCAAGCTAGCGCAACCAACCCTTCCGCAGCCGGCCACGGGACTTATCCACATCCCAGCTATCCGGCATCGACAACCGGCGCCAATCTTCACCGCGCCACGATACGCTGTACAAGCCCCAGGCCAGCAGGCAGGCCAGGGGGATAAGCAGTAAAAGTGCTGTGATCATGTCAGAACAGCTCCGGCTGCGTGGTGTCGATAACCTTGACCCGGTAGAAGTCGGCGAGGTTGTAAAAATACGATTTGCCAGCCTTGAAGATACGAATCGTGCCATGGTCAACGATGCATGTTTCGCAATCCTCGAAAACAAAAACACCATCCGCCCGGTTATCAATCCGGCCCGAGCAAACCCACGGCTCGATGATGTCGTCTAACGTGCTGGTTTTAGGTATCAACTCTACTCTGTACATGGTCATCTCCTTATGCGGCTCCGCCGAAAATGTCATATTGCCTGCCATCGGCCAGCAGCATGTTGCGCTTGGCAAGCTCGAAATAAGACTGCTTCAGCTCCACCCCTATCGCACGGCGCCCGAGCCTGACGGCCATATACGCCTCGCTGCCAATGCCGAGAAACGGGGTCAGCACCGTGTCGCCCGGCTTTGTCCATAGCTGCATGGCCCGTTCGATTACGTCCAGTTGCAGCGGGCAAATATGGCGCTCGTCGTCGCTGTCGCGTCCTTCCCTGAAATTCAGGGTATTGGTCTGGTTGATATCATCCCAAATGGGGCTGGCGTATTTCTGCCATACATCAATCGAAGTACCGCTATGGCCCGGCACAAAATACCATCGGCCATCGTCGTACTGTGCGCCGACAAATCCCGCAGGCGGGTTATCCCCGACATAGTGGGTAAACTCGCCCGACACCGGCGACTCGTTGGCTCCCGGCTTGCGCATGGTCACAAGGTAATCAGGGATGCCCTGCCGGCTCATGGCCGAGTCTTTCTTGATTTGCTTATGGAGTAACCCGAGTGCCTTTGTTCGCTGCATCGCAATCACCGGGTCTTTCCAGATGCAGACCTCGGAATGGTAAATAAACCCGGCAGATTGAAATGACCGGATAAGGTCGCCTCGAAAATCCTTTATCCCGATAAACCCGTCATTCTGCTTGCTCGATGGTAAATTCATGCAATGCACCGACATAAGCCTGCCGGGTTTCAGTGTTCGATACAGGTCAGCGACCAGGAACTTGAAGTGCTCGAAAAACTCCACATCGTCGGCCACGTTGCCCATATCTCGGTCGCTGTTCGAGTAGGTATAAAGTGATGCGAACGGCGGGGAGTAAATCGTAAAATCAACACTTTCGTCTGGCAGACCGGCGCAAACCTCCACCGTGTCGCCATTGTAAATGGCGTACTGTTCTGTAATTACTTGGTCAATCACGCTACCCATGACGGCATCTCCATTTTGCTGTTGGCGTTGTATTCGGTATTTTCCTGCTCTGCCCGGCCAAGCTGCGCCAGTGTCTTATCCCGCATGATGGTAATCATCTCGGCTTTGAGCAATTTATGCTGCGACTCTTTGCGCTTGATGTTCGCCAGAACTCCACCCTCGACATCGGCGCTCACGATGTGAACGTGTACAGGCTTTGTCTGGCCGTAGCGCCAGCACCGCCTGACAGACTGATAGAATTGCTCCCACGAATCCGACAGGCCGACAAACACCATCTGATTGCAGTTTTGCCAGTTCATACCAAATCCAGCTATTTTTGGCTTGCTGACCAGCGACCGCACTTCACCCCGCGAGAATCCCAGCATGGTTGCTGATTTATGCTCTGCCGGGTCCGACCCTGTAACTTCAACAGCGCCGGTTATTTCAGTGGATAGTTTCTCGCTTTCGTTATTGAGATGGCACCAGACCAATACCTGGCCTTTCAGCCCGTTGGCGATGATGGCGGCCTGCTCGACCCTGGCGTCAACGGTATCCTTGCGAGCCCGGTTTCTATCCAGCAAACCACTGGCAATCGGCGCGAACAATCCATCGGTGATCCCAGAGTCGATAACATGCTCATGGAATATCAGATCCGGCAGAGTATGGCCCTCGTCGGAATATCCCAGGTCGGACGGCTTGGAAATGAACACTGCCCAAGTCGCCAGCCACTCGAAAAACTTGCGCTTGCCATGGCCTTTGAGTCGCCACTTGCTGGTATCACTTCCGTCATGGATGAAAAACATGGCCAGCATTTCGACCTGCGACATAATCCCCAGGAACTCGCACTGTGTGCCCAGCTCCATAAAATCATTGGGTGATGGCGTGGCAGTGCAGCTCAATCGGTACGGAGTACCAGAGAACATCTCGGTACACTGGCGCCGGATTTTGCCCTGCATCCCCTTGAGGATTGATGACTCATCCAGCACGATGCCGTCGAACTGATCTGCCTTGACGTTGTGCAATTGCTCGTAATTGGTCACGTAAATATGCGGCCCGAACACATCCGCAAACCGATACTTTTCTACCTGAATGCCAAACTTCTGGCCCTCGGCAATCGTCTGCTCCGATACCGCCAGCGGCGCCAGAATCAACACAGGATTGCCTGTATGCTTTGCCACCTGGTCAGCCCATGCCAGCTGCATGATGGTTTTGCCCATTCCGGTGTCGGCAAAGATGGCTGCCTTGCCGCGAGCGCATGACCATCTGACGATATCGTGCTGATAGTCAAATAGCGGGTATTGGGATAACTCCGGCTCAAATCCTGATGACGCAAACCGAAATTGTTTAGCCGATAGAAATTCCTGATAGGCGCTCATGCCGACAGCCTCGCCTGTGGCAGTGTGCAGCCAAACCAGCGCCGTACAGCCCTGCTGATAGATGCCTCTGCGTACCCCGTCACCCTGATCATGGCAGCGGTGTCGGCATGTGGATTGCGAACCAGAAGGGCAGCAGCCCTGGCCTTGCGCTCATCATCCCGAAGCTTAAGGAATGTGACGCCATCGCGTCTAAGTCGCCATGCCATCGTGCTTGATGCCATGCCGAAATGGTCTGCTATATGCTGTAGATCGGCCTTGTGCAGATCGGCGGTTTTAAGGTACTCGCGCACTTTCTCGGTGATCATGCTGGCACCTAATAGCTAATTGATACTGCGGGGATTTGCTTTTTGGCTATCGCTACAATAACCGCCTGCGCCTGATCCTTGGAGATGGCCGCATTTGTCACCAAAGCAGCTGCCGCCGCGTTATTGATTTTTGCTAGATGTTTCTGATTGGCCTCACGTTTTGCTTTATCGGATTCTTCCTTTTCTATTGCGGCAAGCCGATCCATTTCCGCCTTGTTGGCCCTTTCGGCGGCCTCGCGCTCCGCCCTTTCCACCGCCTCCGCCTTTTCGCGATCTGCCCTGGCGGCGGCCTCTTTGGCTTCGCGTTCCATATTGGCGATAGCCTCTGCGGCCTCTGCCGTGGCCCGCCCTGCCGCCTCTTTTGCTATTCGTTCTTCGCGTTCTTGTCTGGCTTTCGCCTCTGCCTCAACCCGCTCCAGCTCCGCCTTGCGTTCTGCCTCCGCTTGCGCATTCAGTCCTGCAAGCAAAGGCTCAAGAATTTGCAACGATTCAACCTTGTTCAGCGCAGCAAAGGCTTTCATTTCCCCGTAGGAATCATCAATCTCCATGGAATTTATTCTATTAATCCGCTCCTCTACCTGCTCGGCAGTGGGCTTAAATTCAAACTCCCGAAGGTCGCGGAAAACACTAGCCCTTCGTAGCAGGGCATCCTTCTCGGCCTGAATTTTTGCCTCATATTCCGCGATCTGTTCTTTGATTTGGTCCTGCAGGCCCAATAGCTGATCCTTGATCCGCTTGCGCTCGCCGTCCAGCAAATCCACTCTGGCCTTAAGTGGGGCCTTTATGTCACGGTGCCTGGCGTCAAGGCTCGATATCACCTTGCCTATACTCAGCTTGTCGGATTTCGCCTGCCTCTCCTGCTCTGGCACTGAAAGGTCGTACACCACGCCTTCATACCGAGCCCTGTATTCTGCAAGCTTGGACTCAAATTCGTTAAACTCGGCTACCTGCGTTCCGGCCATTTCGATAATTTCAGCTGTATTGCTCATGCTTCTCTCCACTCAGTAGACTTGATGGTTTCACGCTCTTGCGTAGTGAATATGCCGCCCTTCGTTGTAGCCAGCCACAGCGCCCGCTGCTCATTTTCGTCCAGCTCGTCCCAGCACTCTTTCGCGGTGGATAGCTCGCCAATCGCCATTGATTCCTTCATGGCAAGGACCGTGGGAAGGTGGTCACGCAAGCAGTTGTTGTGTGTCATCAGTCGAGATATCTGCCGGTCAATGGAGTTGTCCAAGTCGGCGGCGTTGCCATCGTCATCATCTTCTGTGATGTTGATGTTGAGCAGCATGCAATAGACATAACGCTTTCCGTAGGACACCGACGACCCGATAGCCTGGACGTTGTTTTTCGAGCCGGATGAATCAAAGGGGAGCCTCATGGTGGTACTCTCATGGTGCCCGGCCCTGTGGCTCAGGGTGCCGGTGATTTCAAGCTGGCCGTCAACGAAATTGGACTTGAAGGACACCGAGAAACCGTACTTTTTAAGCAACCCTTTTGTCTGCCCAAGAATATCCTCGAAGCGGGCGTATCGGCTCCGCACCTGGTCGCCAACCTTAATCGCGCCCTCCTTTTTGATAGTGGGCATGGCGTCCTGCAAGTCGCTCATATCGGCGTAGAATGCCATTTCAGCCTCTTTGGCCATGACCCGCTCCTGCATATCCAGCAGGCGCTCCATCTTGCTGATATCGACATCTTTGTCCGTTGCCGCCCGCGATATGACGGCCAGCACATTGTTGGATTGGTTGATTGGCTCAACCTGTAGCAGTTCCTGGCTCATACCCTCATTCCCTCGTCTTTGCGGAGCTGGTAGCGGTAGTCTCCGTCATCCAGTTCTGCCGCCCGGTCGATATACCACTCGTCGATCTGGCCGGTCAGGCAGGTAATAACACCCGGCGGGCAGCGGTCAGTGATATCAATCCACTTGTCGGTATTATCGGGATCAGCCGGGTCAACCAGTTGGACGTTGGTGATCCTGATATGGTTGCCGTCCAGTTCATGCTCGACAAACAGGTTGTCGAATTCGGCGTAGTAGCCATACTCTTTATCGTTAACGCGCTTCATGCCGCCACCCACATAAGCGCCAGGGTTGCTCCCATCATTGCCCCGGTAACGAAGATCAGGACAACCGCGAAAATGTGATCTTCCCTGCGGCTTACATCGTGGCGGGATCGTGGCTTGTGGTAGGGGCGGCCTGCCTGATACCGGCGCTCATTCTGGCGTGCTTCGCTTGACTCGATCATGCCGCAACTCCTTTCAGGGTGGCGATCCGACGCTCAAGTTCGGCAATTTCAGCAGCCCGGTAGTCATCGCCCAGTGTGTCGGGGTGATCGGCCACTACTTCAATGGCCTCGCCAACCCAATACTCTTTCCCGCTTGGCTTGGTATTCCAGCAGGTATGGATGGTGGTCACACCGTCTTGGGATACATAGGAAACCGGGTAAACCTTGTGTGTCTTTCTCATTTCAAAACCCTCGCAAGTAGTGCCAGTGATGCGTCGATACTGGCGTTGTCGATCAGTGTTAACTTCGGTTTGCTGTCCCTTATCCGCCTGGCCATATCCCGTGTAAGCGTGTCGCGGACGCCCTGTATGGACTCCTTGCTACTGCCCTCAGCCGCAAGCCAGCACTTGGCCAGCTTCGCTTCATAGGCCGAGGCAAGGGCGAAGTGTTTAGCTTCCCGACACTTCATTACGCGGTACGCAAGGTCGAGCGCCTCGAATTCCAGATCGCGGTTTTCGACAGGAAGGGGGTAGTAGTCGCGGTCGGTTATTTGCACTTCGCTGAATTCGTGGGCTGCCATTACACGGCCACCTTTTCGAGCAATGCGGGGGCTTCCGCTGGCGACCACAAGGCCACATGCGCGTCAATCATTGCCAGGGCCGCCATGTACTCACGTGCGTGCGCTGAATCTGTGCCGTGAGTTTTATTCAGTTGCGCCAAAAATTGCTCACGTGTGCCAAAAAAGCAGCCAGCTCTCAAGCGCAGCCCCTGTAACGTGCAGTATGCAGCGAACGTTCGTGATGCCGAGCCAATAGGCCCGAGCATAAAAATCGGGCGGTTGCCGGTTAATGTCGATCCATCGTCAAGGCTGGCTCCGTCAAGGCTGGCTCCGTCAAGGCTGGCTCCGTCAAGGCTGGCTCCGTCAAGGCGGGCTCCGTCAAGGCGGGCTCCGTCAAGGCGGGCTCCGACAAGGCGGGCTCCGTCAAGGCGGGCTCCGTCAAGGCTGGCTCCGTCAAGGCGGGCTCCGTCAAGGCCGGCTCCGTCAAGGCGGGCTCCGTCAAGGCGGGCTC